CTCGCGCCCCGGATCGCCCAGACCGGCGCCGCGAGCCAGTTTGTCAGCAACGTGACGCGGGACCGGAAGAAGCCGGGAGACGTCGAGCTGTTCGTGCTCGGCGTGGCGGAGACGGACGGGAAGGAGGTCGACGTCGTCTTCGAGCAGGAAGGGGGCTCGTCCGGCGGCAGCGTCATCCACGGCTACAAGCGGCGCACGCTGCTCGGGTGGAACGTCGAGGGCGACAAGAAGACCGGTTCGAAGGAGGAGATGTGGCGCCCCCTCGCCGGCCTCGCGCGGGCGGGCGGGCTGTTCCTCGTGCGCGGTCCGTGGAACGCCGACTTCGTCAACGAGCTGGTCGGCCTCCCGTCGGGCAAGAAGGACCAAGCCGACGCCGCGGCGGGCGGGTACGCGTGGCAGCTTAAGAAGCGCGGCATCCCCGCGAACACCGACGTCGCCCTCGACCTCGACGGGCGCGAGTCGCCGTGGTCGGTGTAGCCTCGCGCCCCATGGCACCGACCCCGATCCGAACGTCGCCCCGCCCGGCCGCCGTGGTGACGCCCGCCCGGCCGCCCGCGCGCCCCGTCATCATCGGGGAGGTGCTCGTGTGGCACCCTCACCCGGTCGCCGCGTTCGCGGTCGGGATCGTCCTCGGTGCCGGCGTCGCGCTCGCCGCCGTCCTTCTGCTGCGCTAGGAGCTGCCCATGGCTTGGTACGACCCGATCACGTCGCTGTTTCAGAAGGACGAGCCCTCGGCCGCTCCGCCCCCGTCGCGCCCGTCCCCGCCGCGGCCGATGCTTCCTCCCGGCGCTGAGGGGGCGTCCGGTTCGGTGCCGATGATGGACCCGATCGGCACCACCGGCCTCCGCCGCGCGGGCGGGTTCGTCGACGAGGAGCTGCTGCGCAAGCTGTCGGGCCGCAAGGCCGCGCTCGTGTTCCGAGAAATGAGCGACAACTCGCCGATCGTCGGCGCCGTGCTCTACGTGGTCCAGATGCTCCTGCGTCAGGCCGAGTGGCGTACCGAGCCTGCCGGCGAGTCCCCGAGACAGAAGGAGGCGGCGGAGTTCCTCGAGCAGTGCTTCGAGGACATGGCGCACACGTGGGACGAAATGATGGCTGAGATCCTCAGCATGCTCCCGTTCGGGTGGGCGTTCCTCGAGATCGTGCTGAAGGTCCGGTGCGGCCCGGGCGACGACCCGAAGCGGGCGAGCAAGTTCTCGGACCACCGCATCGGCATCAGGAAGGTGAGCATCCGCGCGCAGGACACCCTCGACCGATGGGAGTTCAACGACGAGGGCGAGGTGATCGGCCTCTGGCAGCAGGACCCGTGGGCCGGCAACCGGGGCTGCGTGTTCATCCCGCTCAACCGGGCTCTCCTGTTCCGGACGACGTCGCACAAGAACAACCCGGAAGGGCGCTCGATGCTCCGCAACGCCTACCGCCCGTGGTTCTTCGGGAAGCGCATCGAGGAGATCGAAGCGATCGGCATCGAGCGCGACCTGACCGGCCTGCCCATCGTCGAGGTCCCGGCCGAGCTGATGGCCCCGAACGCGACCGCGGCGCAGAAGCAGCTGCGCGCCGCGTTCGAGCGCCTCGTCCAGCAGGTCCGTCGCGACGAGCGCGAGGGCGTCGTCATGCCGTCGTCGACGAACTCGGAGGGCAAGTCGACCGGGTACAGCTTTAAGCTGATGGGCTCCGGAGGCCGTCGGGCGATCGACACGTCCGCGGTGGTGACGCGGCACGAGCAGCGGATCGCGATGACGATGCTCGCCGAGTTCCTCTTCCTCGGGACGCAGGCCGTGGGCTCGTACTCGCTCGCCTCGACGAAGACGTCCCTCTTCACGATGGCGCTCGGCGGCATCATGGAGAACATCGGGTCGACCCTGAACCGACAGCTCGTGCCGAAGATCATGGCGCTGAACGGGTACGCCACGGAGGATCACCCGAAGGTCGTCTACGGCGACCTCGAGTCTCCGCCTCTCGAGGGGGTCGCCGGGTTCATCAACCAGCCCGTTCAGGCCGGCGCGCTCGTCCCCGACGCCAAGCTCGAGCGCAAGCTGCGCGAAATGGCCAAGCTGCCGCAGATCGACGAGGACCACGCGATGCCCGCGCCGCGCCCGGTGTCCCCGGCTCCCGTCGTTCCGGACGCGCCTCCCGCGGCCGCTCCTGCGCCGGCTGCTGCGGCGCCGACGTTCGGCCCGGACGACACCCCGGACCCGGAGGGCGGCGCAGGCCTGCCGCTGCCCTGATGTTCGTGGTTCGCAAGGAGGCGGAGCTGCCGGCGGCGCGGCCCACCGCCTCGTTCTCCGACCGGCTCCAGTACGCTGCGCTCCTCGCCGCGCACCGCATGCGGGAGCTGTGGTCGATCGAGCAGCTCGAGAGAGCCATCGCTCACCGGAACAGCGTGCCGTTCGTCACGGACTCGCGCTGGCGGGTCGTCGAGCACCAGCTGCACGAGGTCATCGACGACGCCCTCCGGCAAGCCATCGGCGAGGCCGGCGGCGCGGAGCTGGCGCGGCTCGAGCGGGAGCAGGTGCTCCGGAAGGCAGAGATCCGCGGCGCGTTCAACCTCCGCAACCCCTTCACCGAGGACTACGTCCGCCGCTCGAGCGCTCGGCTCGTGCAGGGGATCACCACCGAGGCCCGGGAGACGATCCGCGACACGATCGAGGCCGGGTTCGTTCATGGCGTCCCGGTGCGGACCACCGCGCGAGAGCTTCGCGAGACGCTGGGGCTCGACGCTCGCCTCGCGCGCGCGGTGCAGCGGCAGATCCGGACGATGACGGACGCCGGCTCACCAGACGACGTCGTCGAGAAGCAGGCGCAGGCGTACGCGAACCGGTTGATCGCCTACCGGGCGGAAATGATCGCCCGCACCGAGACGATGGCGGCGAGCAATCAGGGCGTCCTCGACTCGTGGCGGCAGGCCAGCCGCGAGGGCCTGCTCCCGGGCGGGATGCTCAAGCGGTGGATCCACGCCGACGGCAGCGCGCGCACCTGCCCGATCTGCGAGGGCCTCGGAGCGTCCGACCCGATCGGCGTCGACGACAGCTTCGTCAGCGACGTTACCGGTGAGAGCTACGAGCGCCCGCCCGCGCACCCGCACTGCCGGTGCACCATCGGCCTCGTGCGTCCCTGACGGACGTCCTGATAGGGTTCGCGCCGTGGCCCTCGCAACGATCCTGATCGCGAACACCCCGACGACCATCGCCACCATCCGGCCGCAGGGAGGGCTCGTCGACCAGCTCGACGTGCAGCTGGTGAACGACGACCCGACGCAGACGATCGACGTCTCCATCTTCCGGACGTTCCACACCTCGGCTGAGGCCGCGCGCATGTCCGACGAGCAGTTTACCGGCATGGCGCCCGGCGAGTGCCGCGTCGGCAAGGTGCCCGCGCCCGGCAACGGGGAGCAGTTCATCTTCAGCGGCGTCGCCTCCGGCGCCGGCAACGCGCAGCTCCGCTACTGGTTCAGCCAATGACCCTCGCTCTCGTCATCGCCATCGCCGTCGCGCAGACCCCGACCCAGACCCGCGTGGGGACGAAGGTCGGGCAGGACGTCTACGTGCTCAACCCGTCCGGGGGCGGCGGGTCGGGCGGGGCCGTCACGCAGAGCACCGCGGCAGACGGCGGGGTCGACTGGGCAGTGCGCGCGAAGATCTGGGACGGCACCGACACGGCCGACGTCACTGCCGCCAACCGCCTGCAGGTCGACGGGAGCGGCGTCACCCAGCCGGTGTCGGCCGCGGCGCTTCCGCTCCCTGCCGGCGCCGCCACCGAGGCGACGCTGGCGACGCTCCTCGCGTCCGGCACCTTCACCGCGAGGCTCAACACGCTGGGCCAGAAGGCGATGGCGGCCAGCGCCCCGGTGGTGATCGCGTCGGACCAGAGCGCGCTCCCCGTGACCGGCACCTTCTGGCAGGCGACGCAGCCCGTCAGCGCGGCCGCTCTCCCGTTGCCGGCCGGCGCGGCGACGGAGGCCACGCTCGCGACACTGCTCTCCTCGGCGACCCTCACGGCGCGACTGAACACCCTCGGTCAGAAGACGATGGCGAACTCCGCGCCCGTGGTCCTCTCGAGCGACCAGTCCGCGATCCCGGTGTCCGGGACCGTGAGCACCACCCCGCCCGCCAACGCGTCGACGAACGTCGC